AAGAGTATAGGTATTTGCTCCTGCCCCAGCAAAAATTACGTTTTGTGCAGGTTGATCCCATCCAGTATCGTCATTTAGTTCGAACTGTGCGACACCATTTCCACTGAATCCAGTGGTAACAATTCCAACTGGTTCTGATCCACCAAAAACATATCTTGAATTAGTTTCAAGATATTTTCTCCAATAAGAAGTACTTCCTACTGAATATTCTGCATCATTTGCTTTCGAAAGAGCAAGATGCTTTTCTAAGATTGTACCGGCATTACCAGTAATTGCTCCTTTGTCATCAATGACAACAACGTGGATTTCATCGAATCTTCCACCTCTTCCAGAAACAAACGCCGAAGTTCCAGGTTTATTTGCAATCGAATCCCAATCAATCTTACCTACACTTAGAGTGATTGATTGATTTTCAAACCAATCTTTTTCTCCAGTATACGATCTACTTGTAAATGCAGTTCCTACACCATTTGTGTGGATTGCGACTGCTCCAGTTTGTGGAAGTGCGTATATTCCATTCTGTTGATAATCAACATTTACCATACCGCCAGTTGCGGTTACGACACCCACCAGTTTGGTTGAAATTTCACCAGCACCAACTTCGGTAATAATTCCTTTGAAGTAACCACCAATGAGTGATGTTATACCAATTCCAGGTAAAACTGTTCCATTAGGAATTGCAACGGTAAATCCATATCCAACTTGAACATTGGATGTAGAAATACCTGTCAGAATTTGATCTGCTTTTCCATCAATGATTGCAACCTTAACACCATTCGCCCATGTTCCTGGGTTTTTGGCTACAAAAGTAAAGTTAGGAATAATGTTTAGATCATAACCTAATTGAACATAATGCTCTTCACTCTTAATCTTGATGCTGCTACCTGCACCGACAAAAGCATTTTTTAACTGTTGATCATCTGCTCTTACAACTCTCATCAATCCGCCATAAGCGAGATATGATGACGCAACCATCCAGTGCTCGTAGTGCTTATCAACCGAATATGGTTGTCCAAAAGTTTGATACAGGTCGTTCTCGTTTTCTATTAGTTGAGGAACACCAACAGGTCCTTTCGCAAAAGGAGCTACAATACCAGCAATTGACCCAGAAACTGGATCAATTCTTCCAATAGTTAAATCAACCTCTCTTACTAGAATTCCAGGAGATGCTAAATTTAGAGGCATCTTTATTCTCCATCCAGAATTAATCTAAAAATATTTATTAAAAAGACTACTTTCATTGGGGAAACTGTGCATGAACACCTCTACCAATCAGGATATTCCCAATTTATGTGTTCAATCTTAGATTTTCTCTTTTTTATAATTCTCTTTTTAGTACACTCTTTGCATTCGTATGAGTACGCTGATGGAAAAATACCTCTTCCTTTTCTAGTAAGATAAAAGTCATCTATCAGACTTTTAGTCTTTTTGCAGACCCTGCATTGGCGTTCTAAAAAAAGTAGGTGTTGAGTATTGAGTTGATCATCTATGTCTATATCGAAATCCATTATCGATAGTCCCACATATAAGACCTATCACCATACTCATCCAAATTCCAAACTTCTAAATTATTTCCATTTGATGCTGCACTCATCCATCTGTCACCTGTTTTTTCATCAACAAAAATATCTTCATCTAAACCGTCAAGGATAAATCCAAATGGTGCCATATCTTGTTCGATTTGATTCTTCTGCTCTTCATAGATTCTCTTGCGGACATCATTATCCGTCATTTCTTTGAAGTAGTCCTGAGCAACTAACCAAGAGAATATAACAAGACACATTGCCAAGTCATCATTACAACCTTCTTCTGCTTCGAATGAATTATGCCTCTGTGCAAATGTTGTAAGTTCTGATATAATGTCATAATCAACAGTCAGTAACTTATCATCTTCTAATAAAGTTTTTAAGTTAGAGCATCCCAACTTTTTCACAGCGGAAGTCATTCTCACTCCCAATTGTGACTTCTTTCCACTAAATCCAGATCCCACAATTTGACCTGCACGTCCCCTCATAGCGCACATCAAAACATTATCATACTCAAGATCAAAGTGAAGGATACTTGCAACTTGATCACCAATATCATTGACCTCAATTAATAACCAAGCATCATTGTATGCTTTTGCAACTTCGTTAATAATGCTAGGAAATAGCATTGGTTTAATTTCATTATTTCTGTATTTCGCAACAACTTTATATGGAAACTGGGTAATATCAAAAACAATAAATGCTGAGTAATCGTTACCCATTCCACGGGCAACGTCAACTGTGATCAGATAATTATTTTCTTCTATTGGATTTTGATAAATGTCTAATCCAGCATTTCTCTTTATTGGATCTTCATATACCAGGTTTCTTAATTTTGATGGATTGATAAGTGTATTAACAGATCCTAAGAATTCACATTCAAACTCAACTTTGAACTGCTGTTCAGAAGTGTTGGCAATAGTCTGCTCTTTCCACTTCTCGTCCCTACCAGGAACTTCTGACCAATGAACATCAGTTGGAACATATTCATTCTTATTACGTTCAGCATCGTGCCACATACGGTAGAAGTGATTCATACCACGTGGCGTTGAAACGATGATTACCTTCGTGCTTTGTCCAGAAGAAATAGTAGGATAAACAGAGGCAAAGAAGTCATCAGCAATGTGATTCGGGATGAAAGCGAACTCGTCAAGAAAGATGACATTATAGGATCCGCCTCGGACAGCAGATGAAGAAGTAGAGTTAGATGAAATCTTGGAGCCATTTTCTAATTCTAAACTACCTTTGTTCCATGATATAATACCTTGTTGCATCCACTTGGGCAAGTTTTCATAAGCAAGTTGCAATCTTCCAAGCAGATCTCTTGCAGTAGATGCTTTGTTCGCTAGAATAGCTATATTAACATTATCGTTGAAAACGGCATAATGTAACAAATATGAAACACAAGTTGTTGACTTACCCGTCTGACGGGGCATCTTACAAATATTGAATCTGTTCTTATGAAAATTTTCGATTAGTTTCTCTTGAAATGGATACATCTCAAAAGGAACTAGACCGTGATCAAGAGATACGATTTTAATATAATTTCTTGCAAAATATACTGGATCTTCTTTACATTTTAAGAACTCAATAATTTGTTCTTCTGTAAATTCAATCTGAGTATTTGCTTTTTTTAAATTTGGATTGCCAAGATAAACTTCACTCATAATAAAACTCCTTTTAATCTTCTACCCAAATCAATGATGCAGAAGCAGCAGTCATATTACTTGTAGAAGAAACATAGATACTGATAAAATTATTAGGTGGAATATCAATACCCAAATCATTTAGACTTGCATCCAGAGTTGCTCCGTCTGAAATATGAAATGCTGCTACTGGTTGATATGTTTGTGTTGCAGTCATTGCAAACAACCCAGCAGTGCTTTGTGTTGCATAAAGTGATGCATTAAATTCATTTGTTGGACTTATCCATCTAAAAAAGTTTGTTGTATTTGGATTTACATAAACATATATGATTGCTGGGTCTCCATTAGTATTCACAGAAGCAGTAATTCTTTTTGGAATCAAGTCTCTGGTATTTACTTTATTCTGGAAAACCAATCTATTCTTAACTGATAGTATATGATACAAAGAACCAGGAGTGTTCATTGAATCAGTTCTTGAACCTGTTGCAGAGTAAGGCAATCTGGTTTGAACTACATTACCTTCAACTGCACCCATAAATGATGCACCTCTACAAGTTACAACTCCACTTGTAGGAGAACCAAGATTTGCTGCGACATATCCAAGTTTGAGTGATGGATTATCTAAGTGTGGAGTTGTGTATCTATTGGAATAGTGCTCGTGATGGAAGAAAATCATATCTCCATTCAGAGGATTTTCTACCGCATACCTCATCTCACCAGCACCCAACCAACGGAAGTTGATTTGATAGATATTCAGTTTTGATGGGTCTAGTGTAACACCAGAGTATCCAGTTCCATCAAGTTTATCTAAATTAAAGTCTTCTTGGAATGTCCAATTCTCCGTTTGTGCTACACCTAGTTGTAAATGACTGGAAGTAAATGTAACTGTTGCGGTGCTGGTTACATTGTTGGTTCCGTTTTGGGCACCAAGAGATGTAGCAAGGAAAGTAATCTTTGTTTGGTCGTATTCTGCGAGATATAAAGCATTAAAGAGTGCTTGTGCTCTTAGTCCCTGAACGAGTTGTGCAATATTTCCAGCAATAGTTCCAGTACTTAAAGTTACCGCAGTAAATGCAGTCCCATTTATAGTCACAGTTACATTACCATCATCAAGTGCAGTAAATGTAAATTGGTGAATGTGTGCCTTACCACCAGTCGCACGAAGAATACCAAACTGGCCATTCGTATGAGCATAACCAATTTGAAGAGCATTTTCTTGATTGAAGAATCCTACTCTCTGAGTAAAACCTACTGGGTTATTTGAGAATGATGCGGTAAATCTACCAACTACACCTTGTCCTGGACGATACCTAAGAAAGTTATTACTTCTTATAACACCATAAGAGTTTGCATCTGTTCCACAACCAACCTTAAAAGTGTTATTTTCGTGAGTTGCAATTCCACTATTACTAAACTTAAAAGTCTCAAAGTTTCTTGGATCTAATCCATAAATCGCATCACCCTGAATTTTGGGTGTGAGGGGAATTGCTAGATTTTCTCCAAATGCAGACTTGGAACAAGCACTCTCATTTAGAATATTTCCATACTCATCAGCACGGAGATAAACCTCATGAAGTGTTCGTTCTTGATTTAAATAATCTTGTGTAGACTTATTCCACTGAGCCATGAATCACTCACTCCACGATAATCTTTCTGGACGATACCTTTGTGAACTTTTAATATTTAAAGAACCAGATGTTACTGGGTAAATATTGTGAACAATAGCACCTGGATATTCTCCTTGAAGTTGCTCTGCAAGTTCATTTTTGGAAGGCATAGAACCTTCTATCTCCATTCTATATATTTTACCTTCCCAAACTACATCTGCGAAGTATGATTCTACGGCAGATTCTGGTTGGGAAGATCCTCCTACATTTAGAGTTCCGTTGAAATCACCATTAATAGTGATACTTTCTGATAAAAACTTTTTGAAAGATTTCATTTTAGTTACAGTTCCAACGACGGAGTGCTTTGTTGATTCTTGAATCTGGATCTCTTGCGGTTTTTGCTGAAGTCAGTTTTGATTTCATTCCTTTCATACGCCGGCAAAAATTAGCACGACGCTTTGCTCTTTTTCCCTTTGGTTTCTTTTCAGTGACCGCAGTTTGAAGTTTTGAACCTGGATTCTCTTGGCGATAAGCATCAACTGCTGCTTGACTTAATCCATCAGTTTTATCTTTACGGTTGACCTTTTGCCAATCCTCACTGAGTTCTTCTCTCCAATTTGAAAACTGGTATTTTTCTTTCACACTTCCTGCATAAGGCATAGTTATATTATATTCTTTTTTTGATCCGATCAATTCTGCCGGAAGTGAAAACATATCCCAGTATCTAGTTCCATATTTACATTCATTTCTTAGTTCTAGTTTTTCACATTTGGGGCAATATCTATCTGGTCTTTCTCTAATTGGTGTATCCCAATCATATCCAAGTGCATCAGTGCTTTCTGATTTAGTTCCCCAACTATCTGCTCCAACTTTGCGACACTTAACTAATGCACCAGATGCATATGCACTTGGCCAAACTTTATAACGTGACTTTACTTTATGATAGCAAGCATCTTTCTTTTCTGAGACTACTTCACCTTCTGGTTCATAAGATTGTTTCAGCAAATCATTGATTCTACGATAATATTGTGGAGATCCATACTGTACTGTATCTTTATCCCCAGTCATATCTTGATATGATTTAGTTCTTTCAGATGCTCCTTGTTGAACTCTTCTTAATTTATCTGCTAAAGTTTCTTTTTGTTGTG